TCAACATTTCCAAGACCTACGTCTGACTTTGTGATTCCAGTTGGTGTATTAATTACTGGAGAAGTAAGAGTCTTATTTGTAAGTGTCTGTGTATTTGTTGTTCCAACTACCGCACCTGTTGCACCGTGTGCTTCTGTAGCACCTGTGTGAGTTGTAAGATCTGAACCAGCAGCCTTATTATTTAACTGAGTCTGGATTGCTGAAGTTACGCCATCAACATAGTTAAGTTCTGTTGTTGAAAGTGTTGCACCATCAAGAATGTTAAGTTCTGTAGATGTTGCTAGAAGATCTACGTTTTCATTAATCTTTGGTGTTGTTAATGTCTTATTTGTAAGGGTCTGTGTGTTTGTTGTTCCAACTACCGCACCTGTTGCACCGTGTGCTTCTGTAAGGTTTGCGTGTGTTGTAATATCTGAAGTAAGTGCTACTGTACCAGTTGCATCTGGAAGTGTAATCGTCCGATCTGCTGTTGGATCTGTTACTGCAAGAGTAGTTTCAAAAGCATTTGCTGTTGAACCTTCAAACTCAATACTTGAACCGAATACACCAACTGCTGCTGGAGCTGACCACTCAACACCATATGTTGCACCTGAGTTTGCTGTAAGAACTTGACCATTTGTGCCAACTCCTAAACGAGCAATCGCATCTACGCCAGATGCAACGAGGATATCACCTTTTGCATCTACGATTGCGTCTGTAATAACATTCTTACCGCCAACGGTTGCTGTTGCACCTTCAACGATAAGACCATACTTAATTTTAAAATCTTTTGTTACTGTTGCCATTCTTTATCTCCTTGTTGGTTATGCTTTTAAGCCTATGCGAGCAAATCGCAAGGTTATAGGCGTAATTCCCACTACAGGAGTTACAGTTAGATTAACTGTATCTCCAGCCCTAGAGACGCTAATGGTGCCAATATTCCCATCGGTGTCTATTGTTCCGTATTCGCTGACGTTTACATTTGTACCGTCAACCAAAATTGTCATTTCAGTAGCATAGAACTTATTGTCCCCTGCTGATGTCTTCTTAATTGAGATTAAGTACTTTACCATGCGCCATGTTGTCGCATCAAAGTTGTCAAATACAGTTGCGTTCTGAATATCGCTAATTGTATTTTCATTATTGCCCGTTGTTCCAAGATCTGTTGCTTGGGCTGCTGTTGAATCAATTAGGTTTTCGTAATCAGTTTGTGATGGACGATCACCTGTTTGAAAGGTAGTCTTGACTGTGGATAATGGAAGTTTGGACATATGGCTATTATATCACATTTATTTTAAAGGATATAGTTGCTAAAACCAATAATTTGCAACGGGATAGGTGGAATATTAGTTGCACCACCAGCCTCAATACGTATTGCTGTTAATCTAATTCTAAAGGGTAATACAGAGTTAATTACAACATTTTTTGCTGGTGCGCTTATAGATGTTTTAATTGAAAAATCTTCTTCAATTCTTTTTGTAAATACTGGCCTTTTTTCGTAGATCTTAATAGAGGCCATTATGCTGTCACATCTTCAAGGACAATAAGTTTGCCTTGAGCTACCGTCCAAACTATTGAATCTCCTGGTAGCGAAACCTCAATATCAAAAATATCATTTGTCCGCAATGTTGCAGTTTGTGTTGCTGTTAAAGAAACTGTAAATTCTCCCACTAAATCGTCTGCATCTTTTGCTGGAGTTAATGTTAGAAGAAGTGTTGCGGTATCTGTAATTACTCCAGGAACAACTGGTGTTGTTGTAGGACGTTTGATCTGCATGGAAATATTCCAGTCAGGAATAGTCAACGGTACTTTTGCATCATCTGTTAAATAAACCTTAAATGCTGCAGTATCTCCCTTAACAAATGTCCAATTGACAAATGGTGGAGCTTCACCTATATCGTATGTTGATGCTTGTCCTCTATATGTAGCCATAGTCTTTCTATTATACCACTTGAAAAACGCAATTATAACAATTTAATAAAAATATCATCAAAAGTTGCTTTTTGGGTAATTTGCATGTTATACTTAATACATGCTACTAACAGGTAGCATCTTTAGTCTCTAGGAGGTTATTATTATGAGAAGAGATAAAAAGGTTTGGATTGGAATCCTTGCACTACTTGGTTTGGTTGCTCCATTTAGCAACGCTGCCAATGCTTTAAGTACCGAAAATAATCTAAGTAAAACAGCAGTGTCTGAACCTACAACCGCCAAGGCGGTTTTTTTGGTTTCTAAGCCTAAAAGTCTTGTTGCTGTAAAGAAGGACCTAAACGTTCTTCATAAGTATCAAGATGCAGTTAGTCTTACAGATCTTCAGCTGAAGGAACTTCTGTATGCCGTTGGTTTCCGTGGACAAGGCCTTGTAAAGGCTTGGGCGGTAGCTAAGAAGGAGTCTAATGGTCGTCCATTAGCTTTCAACGGTAACGTAAAAACTGGAGACAACTCTTACGGTATGTTCCAGATCAACATGCTTGGCATGTTAAAAGAAGGACGTAAAGATAAGTTTGGTATTAACTTTAATAGCGAACTATTGAACCCTGTCATTAATGCACAGGTCGCCTATCATATGAGCAACGGTGGAAAAAACTGGTCTGCTTGGCATGGAATTACACCAAAGACAAAAGTATGGATGTCTAAATTCCCAGCTTAATTTATATATTAAGATGCCCCGTCAGAAATGGCGGGGTATTTTTTTATCTAACATATATATACATAGACTTAACAATCATTAAACAATCGTTGTCAGTCAATATTTCTGGGAATGCCCCAGCATTTTGCATACTTTCATTTTCAAGAAAAAAAGTATTCTCTATAGACATATCATAATCAAACTGATACTTTAGGTTTCCAGCAAATGTGGTTGGATTTTTGTCGGAATCAGGAATTAAAGTTCTAAGCCAAACCTCTGTATTATTAGAAAGCGTTGTAAGGATAACATCATAACGAACCGTTATAATTGATCCAATTTTAAGACCACGTAGATTTATTTTTTGAGTATTAGGGTTATAAAGAGAAACTCCATTTTCTGGAATATATTGTTCATTTGTTTCTTTTCCTTTACAGTCTACCCCAAACCTTACCCACCCATCATCTCCTTTTGTTGCACCTAATTGTATTTGTTTTTGATTATAGTTAGAATATAGGCCCCAGCCTATTCTTTGTCCTGATGGGGATAGGCTGCTTTTGCCATCTAAGCCATCCTTGCCGTCTTTTCCAGGCTTTCCAGTGTCCCCTTTAGGTCCTGGTTGACCTTGTGGTCCAATCTCGCCCCTATCGCCCTTTGCTCCTCTTTCCCCTTGAGCTCCAGGTACTGCTATATATGAAAGTGGTTGTTCTAACTCATATGCTTGGCTAACATTGTCTGAATATTTTTTTGGTTTCCCTGGGAAATCCATACTCTTAGCCATGTGGTGCTACTTCTTAACCTTGAATACCTTTGTTCCAATTTTAATAATTGGAGGCAGCTTTGTTGTTTTTACTGCAACTTTTACAACTGGCATTATAAGCCTCCTGGAGTAATATCACCAAGCACACAAATTGATCCAATGACTGGAGTCCAGACTGTATTCTCTAGCTCTCCTGCGGACTTTGGAATTGTTGCTTGTAGGTCAAATGGTAGTTCTGCTACGACTGAGGTATATCTAGATCCCCAATTTTTTGTAATATCTGCTGAGATGAAAATTGTGGCGGTACTGCCAGAAACTGTTACAACCAACTCATCAAGAATATCACCAGTAGGATCATAGGCTGTAGCTAGGAAATCCCATGTGCTAATATTCCAGCCAGTGATTTCATTATCTTGAAGGAATTGAACAGCAAGGGTGGAAGAGTCTCCACGTACAACTGTCCATTGGATATTAGCTGGAGTGGCTCCTAGCTTCTCTATTGTTGGTGTACACATATCATTGATTATACCATAAAATAAAGCTAGCACCTAGGCGCAGTGGGGTGGGTTAGAACCTAGGTACTAGCAGAGTTAAATTATAACATTGTTTTTTTAAATCTATACAATACGGACATATAGGACATTAAAATTTTATAAGGCCAGGGTATTTGGAATCGTTATCAAAAAGTTATAATTACTAATATACCAAATGTCCGTTTTATACCTATTACTAAAAATAACCTTATGCTATACTTAAAATATATAAAGAGAAAAGCTATATCTAAACAAGGTTTTTAAAAGATAGTTTATATATTTTATATAAAGGAAAATAGGAAAATTAGGTTATTTGCTATTCTTAGCAATATGCTCAAGTAAAATTCTATACATCTCATCAAGTTTAGCTTCTTGACGATTTCTAGATTCAAGAGAATCAATTCTTTGATCTTCTACAGAACTTTCAAGTCTATTAATTTGATCTTTTACGCTTGAGCCTCCATTGGGCTTAAGTTCGCTTAGGTAGTGTTTAACAAGCCACTTGATTCCAAAAGCTATAGATGAAACAATTGTGAGAATTGCTACAATTAACGAAGCCCAGTCTTGAATTGTCATAGTGATATTATTATATCATTATTTAAGACAAAGTTCGGCGGGTAGATACAAAAAATTAAAGTGCTGTCTTTAAGTTTCGCCAGCAAATCAATTGTCTTATAGTCGTCGCCGATATAGAGGTATCAAACCATCCATAGACAACATATGGATTGACACAATCCAAACATGTCTGATATACTGGTAATATGTCCAATAAGGAGGATCATATGAAAATCACAACAACAGATAAAGATTTGTTAGCAAAGCTAAATACAGTAATTCTAAAGAATGTTGAAGAACAGTTATCAACACAGGATTTGACAGATGAAGAAAAGGCTGCAAACCTTGTTCTTGCAAAGCGAGCTGCTCTAAAGGATGCTGAAGCAATTACAAACCTTGTAGTTAAAGCACTTGCTTAATTCTATAAAAGATACTTTGATTGTTGGGCTGCTAGATAAACTGGCAGTCCATCATTCTGTATATCGTCTTCCGTGCACCAGTGAATATCTAGAAGAATTAGTCGCAGATGTCCTAAATGAAAACGGTATGCCAAATGACTGGAAACCAGATAGAAGCCATAGCGTTAGTATAGACATGACATTGGAGTCAGGACAGTCAATATCGGTCAAGTCAGGAAGATATGATCCTAATAAGGGGACTCTTGTTATATCTGGATCTAGGCTGGGCAAACACGAGACTTTAGAGAAGATGTTAGAAAGTGTTGTGTCTACACATGCTGATTACTATGTGTGTTTAGCCAAAGCAGATCAGGATTGGTCTGATATACCGTCCAAAAATGAGGTTAAGACATATCACTTATTTGTATTTGAAGCGTCAAACCTTGATTATGGTTTTGAGCATTGGTCCAGAAAAGAATCTAAGCATGGCAAAGGCTACAAATATGTAATGGATATCCCAGGTATGTCAGCTACTATACGTCCTACTATGTCTCATCAGTTATGGACTACTATATCTTGTGATATTGTTGGTATACCGTCCAAATTAGAGATTGTGTAACATTTTGTTACTTATCAAAATCAATTTCTTCTAGTACGAATTCTGTATCATGATCAGAAGAGGTTTGGCAAGCACAGCCATTTGAGCAACAATCTGAAAATAATTTTAAGAAGCCAGAAGAGCTTTCTGGTTCAAACTCTGGAAATAGATCTTGTTGAAAGAATGTCATGGTTTTAGTATACCGACTAATTAAAGCTATCACCGCATGCACAAGAACCTGCTGCATTTGGGTTATCTAGTACAAAACCTTGCTTTTCAATAGTGTCAACAAAATCTAATGTAGCACCTTCTAGATATGGGACAGACATCTTGTCTAGACGTAGTGAGAAACCATCAAATTTATGTTCTGCATCACCATCTAGTTTTTCATAGTCAAAATAGGTTTGATATCTAAGTCCAGAGCATCCACCAGGCTGAACAGATATTCTTAGGAAGATATCTCTATCTGGTACAGCTATGCGTGGTTCTTGTATTAGATCAACTACTTTGTCTTTAGCTTCTTGTGTTAATATCATGCTTCTAGTATACCGCAAAATCTGAATAAATTTTGGTTTTGACAAAATCTGAATATTTCTTATCTTTGTATGATACATACATAAAAAAAATAAATACAAAAAAAATAGTGAGCACACCATACTGGTGCCCCACTATCTTAATTTTGATCTAAATCATACACACTTGCAAGGGTCTATCCTTGTTGTGTCCTTATCAAAAATAATGATACCTGTGTCTCCACATGACTCACATGTGTGTGCGTACATTGCTGATAACATCTATTTAGCCTTTCTTACTTTGTAAAATTTATACCCTGCAAAAATAACTGCGCTAGTAATTAGAATAGCCCATGATAGGGATAGATAGATAAAGTCACCTGCATCAAACATAAAACCATAATCATCTAATTCAATAGTCATGAGTTACTTGCCTACCTTAATGTCCATGACGTTAGCGGTAAACTTCTTGACCTTGCCTAGTTCGCTCTCGTTGAGTGATGCAATGATGTGGTCAATAGCCTTTGGTTCTGTAGCGATGTTATCTATTGAGATAAGCTTTGAGCCTTGCCAGATTGAGTATGTGATTGTCATTTTTAGATGTGTCCTTCGTTTGTTAGATAGATGCCAATAGGTATAAAGATAAAAGATACTAGAGAGATGATGAGTAGGATAGTCATGTTTAGAAACCATACCATTGCTTGCGTATAGCCTCTACTGTGGCTATCTGTGCCTCATCTGCTGAGCGATAGGCTTCTACACTTTCACGTATCCATGGTGACTTGACCATAGCCTTCTCATGGGCTTCATGGCGTGCAAGGGCTTGCTCTGCCTGTATTCTGTTTAGTGTATTCATTGTGAACACCTTTCGTTTTTAACTGTTAGCGATTTGCTAACCTTTTTGCTGACCTAGGTTATTTGCCTACTATGTAGGGCTCACTAGGATTTGTGTTACTATTTAATTTTTCTTATAGTAGAATACTACCATAG